GTAATCGTACAACACAAGGACCCCAGTTGAACATATCAATCTGTACTCTGGGTTTATCTTTATTCTGGTCTTTTGCCATATCCTGTTCCTTCCTCTCTGTTACGCCATCGCTTTCTCCACGCATAGCTACTCATTTTGCTACCGATAGCCTCCATCCACGATAGAGGTCTATCGATAACACGCTTATAGTACCATTTTATATCTAAAATTAAATCAGGTATTGTTTTCATTTTTTAAATTATCCGCAAATAGTTTTAACATGGCTCGGTATGCACCACCACATCTATATTCATTCTCGTCAGAGGAGACACCACGTCTGGCACTCTCCCCTCTAACGCCGAGTGTCGTCGCTACCCTTTCAGGTCGTTGCTTAGGTCCAGAGGAACGCAATTCTGCAGGACTTGTACCCCTAACTCGGTCATACAGTTTAATAAATTTTTTACAGTTTTCGTATAATTGATCATAGTTGTCTTGTTCTTTCATGGCGTTAAATCTTCTTGTGACAAAGCTAAAATTACTTGGATGATTGTTTAATCTGTTACCATCAATGTGATCACAGTGCACATCACTCATCTCTGCATCTACAACTTGATCTGATAGTTTACATCTTACCATAGGATACATCACAGGTTTACCATCTTCAAAATCAGGTTTACCTGTCCACTGATTGACAGCTTGTACTTTCATATCTTTTAAAGATATACCTGGCCATATTCTATCTAGGTAATCCCAAACTTTGCCGCCTTGATATGTTAGTTTATTTTTGTGCATATAGTATGTTCCTTTTCTTTTTCCTTTGTGGCCGTACATAAATATTCTAGCTTTTTTCCTAATGTGTCCAATTCTAGTAACTTTATTATCTTTGTACTCACCTCTTTGACCTCGGCTAGAACTAATGAAATCTCTTGTTTTTCTAAACACACCTCGTTGTAATTTCTTGTTACGTTCAAGACATTTTTCTTTTTGTCCGTCGCCAAGATGATACGCGATAGCCGATTTACTGAATCCAGCAATCTTTTGTATTTGCCCGTAAGAATAGCCATGAGATCTAAGTTCAAATATTTTTTCTTTTTTACCATCTTTTATAGATTTATTTGTTCTTGGCATTTCCAGGTTCAATGGTCCATGGTGCGTTAGCCGTTCTTAAATCATTCTTGCTCTCGTCCCAATATCTTTTACACAGGTTACCGGTGCTCTTTGCAATAAACTCGTGTTGCATTTCATGGTGCGGGTTGTAAGGTCTTTTAACTTTCTTACCATCTGATTTAGAATAGTAAGTAATATAAAAATTAACTTTACTCATCATTTACTCCAAACATTCGTTACACCTCTCAACAACCACTTTAAAGTATCTTCACTCTTTTTGTGTTGACTGCAACTCATCAGGAATAATAGGATCATAATTCCTAGCCCAAATCGTTTCATCTATTTCTCCCTCCGACCAACAAGTTAAACACTGTACAATGGTATTCATCTCTGTCCTAAGATATCCATTGCCTTTACATTCTGGACATATTCTAGGTTTACCTGTCGACATAATCGTGTGTCTGCTTTGGTAACCATTTATAGTCATAGACTTTCTTAACTGTACCTGGTGCAGGTCCTCTCTTCTTTAGTTTTAGTTTAATTACATTATCTACACCTTCCTTAATTCTTTTATGTTCCATTAAGATCGATGCTTCTCTCGCTATTACTTTATCTAACATTCTCTTTCTTACATAGTCAGGATCTCTGCCTGCCATTTGGCATACTCGATTAAAATCACTACCATGTCTAATCCAACTCAAAGCTTCTAATGCTGCTCTATTATCTGTTGTATAAAATGCATCATCAAAAGCTTTAGCTAGAACTGCGATCCAAAGTTTTTGCTCTGGTTCTTTGTTTTGTTCAATTAAATGTATGACGTCGTTATTTGCGAACGGTGTCCGATATTTTCCCATTTAACTTCCTCACTTTCTCATTTGCTATTTTTTCAATCGTTTTGCTAATCGATAACGTCACATCAGGATCTAAATTCTTCGACAATGTGTCCAAGATCTTGTATGTTGCGTGTGATAACGAAACGTTTCTATATTTACTTGTGTCTGTCATATACTTTCCTTTCACAAATATATAGGATAATCATATAGGATTGTCAATGACTAAATATATTTTAATTATGAAAATTTGTTCTGCGCTTCATGGTGACTGTATGCCAGAGTACAACGCTGGCGAGCATGCTACTTGGTTTGATTGCGCTGCAAACGGCACATTGATGACAGCTAATGCCTTGTCCGAAATGGGTCCTGATTTAGTCAACAGTAATAAGATATACGTCACGTTTAAATGTAAGTCCATTATGGGCGCTTGACATTGTGTCAAAATTGTGACAGATAAGAATTACTTTTCTCACCTTACAACCTATCCCCTTTTTCCCTCGTGGGATAGGTTTATTTATTGTGGAACGTCATCACTGCATATATAGCCAATGACATCCTTGTCTTGATATTTATGGTAATAATGATTACCGAATACTTTACGTTTCTTTCTCTCTCCAACTTTTACATTGTGATGATACCAAGACTCACAGCTATCACCTGATACAACCTCAAAAGATTCCATCTTAATATCTCCAAGTGTTGTTAAAAATAACAACGTTATGACTGTAACTTTTTCAAACATTAGAATAATTCTAAATTACCGTCCCTGTCCGCGATAGGATTTACGATAAGGTGTTCGTTTTGAGTATTTTTTTGCGTGGCGACCTGGACGTTTTTTAGGGGTTCTTTTTGTGTAGTTTGATACACCGAAGAGTGGTCTTTTTTTAGCCATGATCTTCGTCTGGTAGAATGCTTGCTTTAAATTTTGTTTGATCGTTAGCTACAACATATTTAATTACGCCGTTTACTTTCTGTTCAAGATCATAACCACAGTTTACACATCTGTAAATATTTTCATCAAACGATACAAGAAGAGTATCTGTTCTGCACTCTGGGCAGTTACCCGTTACGATTTGTGAAGTGAGTTGTCCTATTCTAGCCATGGTGTGTATGACACCTTACCATCAACTCTTTGTGCACGCAAGGACTGGTTTCTATTCCTGTCAGTTGAATAGCTACAGTGTATCCAGCCTGAAGTCGGTTCGTTGTCACGGTAAAATTCTAAGATGAGTTGGTCATAATCAAGTTCATTCTTGATGTACAAAGCTAGCTCTCTGTTATCTACACCAGGTATTTCAAAGTCTGCTGCGGCTGCACCATTGTCTGCCACATGTTGGCTATTTACACTGCTACCTATTTCTAGGCACAGCTGTGCACAACGGAATCCTGATGATATAATTAATGGTTTGTCAAAATGAGATCTGACTGGCTGCAATATGTTTGTAGCCAATGCCTTAAGATTTTCAATCTGCGCAGGATTAGGATTATTGTTGATACCTTTTCTCTCTGCAACTTGAGACTTAGTCAACTCATCAAGAGTTATGTTAGCTGTAAGTTTCATAATTTATCGTTATCTTTCAACCCTACATAAATTACAACACAAAGCAAGATAAAAGCTATCAGTGTGTTAATAGGGAAAAAGGGTTCCATTATGGTAATATTTTAACGATTTTTTTTCGATCCATGTATACTTCTGTTTGAGCATTTACTTTCTTACAAGTAAATACAACTCTCTCAGGATTGACCTCGTTCTGCGCGATACGCTTGGATTTCAAACAATCGCTGAGGTTGGGTTTATATACATGCTCTATCATATTTCCGTTTAAAGTTAATATAAGTGCGAATACAGTTTCTATCATAATACTTTGCCTTTGTTTGGTCCTTCTTTTACCATGTATTTTTGTGTGCCGTTAGCACCAATCTCTACTTCTTTTTTAAGATGCTTAACATAGCTCATTTGTTTAGCTTTTTTCTCCATGTCAGAGATATAGTTTAAAATTTTTCTAGTGATTCGATCCATTTCTAATTAGTTTCTCCACATCTTCAGTTAACTTCTCTGTTCTTTTCTTTAAAAATTCTATGTTAACTGCATTGTTTCTCATGCCTTTAATCTCTTCTTCTACATCCTCTAGTAGACCACTAACGTGTTCTACAATCATAAAAAGCTCTGCCTCTCCAGCTGATTGACCTAACTCACCTCTTGGATATTTAATTCTAAACTCTGAGTTAGCATCTAAATCTTTTTGCATCAACTCTATTTGAGTTGAGTGTTGATTAAGTGTTTCCTGTACTCCAAAAAAAGCCCAGGTCCCGATGGCGACCATCGCGATCAAACTAGCAACCGTCTTCATCGGCATCTGTACGGCTGCTGACTCAGAAATTTTTAGGGCCATAAACTACCTGTTGAATCTTGACACGATCCATTCCCAGCCAGCTTTTATTTTGTCCCAAACTTTGCAACAAATTGCTTTACATTTATTAATCATGTTTTTTCTCCTCAATTTCGTAGAAGAACTTATCAGTATCTTCTGTTTTCCATTGACTTGTGTTTTCTACGTTCCATTCAGATGTTTGCACTTTCCAATCTGGCACATTGTCTTTAACAGTAAACGAAGGGATATCCCATATACATCTATTGTTAGGTTGTGCTGCATAGTTCCCATCGTCGAGAGCTATGATATGTGCACATTTGTGCTCGTGCGGAATCTCTGAATGATCCGTATCCAAGATATTAGCTTCAGGGTGGGCAAAGTCAACCGTAAATAGGTATTTGCCAGGGTGCCATTTCTTGTCTTTTCCTATGTATTTTCCTGATTGTGCTTCTAAAATATCCCAAGAAGTAACAGCAGGATAATAACTAAAACAATTCCATAACTGTAACTCGTCAAGTCTACGTCTAGGAACTTCCGTTGGCTTAAACCCTCTTTGAATGAATGCAGATATCGGGAGACGATAGAAGACAGCTCCATTTTCCATAATACAATGAAAAAGGATACTACGCCCTGTAATAGCCGAAAGACCAAAAATAATGCAGTCTTCAACTTCTCCATGATGTTTCTTAAGGTCATATAGATACTCCCTTCTTATCTGTGCGTATTCCGGTGGTATGTTTGCGTTTAAATATGCCATAATAAATCCTCATTTTATACTGCCCCAGTTATCTCCCTCTTCATAATCTACTTTATTGGGAACTTCAAGAGCAACAGTTGACTCCATTATTTCTCTAATCTTTTCTGCTTCTTTTTTATTTTGTATAGATATATCTAATTCATCGTGTACTTGTAGATGTGGTATGATGCCTTCAGCATGTAGATCTATCATGGCTTTCTTTGTCATGTCAGCAGCTGATCCTTGTATTAACCTATTCAAAGCTTTGTATGTGTATGCTCTTCTGATCCCTGGTCCGTGTTCCGCGAGCGCATCATCGTGAGGCAATGGCTTGTGGATACCGAACTGATTTGGTTCCCATAAATGAAACCTGCATAGTCGACCCAGCAACGTTCTCACTTTACCTTTACGCTGTGCTCTATCCATCACAGCATCCATGAGTTGTTTAACAAATGGCACCTTTGTGTGATATTGTTTGAATAACTCTTCTGCTTGTAACTTATTTATACCTAACTCTGCTTGTAGTTTATTTTTACCCATACCATAAAAAAGACCCAAATTGATCGTCTTGGCTTGTGTTCTTGGTATCTCTGCCATATCAGATACAATCTGGTGAAAATCTGCATCACCTTGTTTGTAAGCATCAACAACATCTTCTACAGAATAAAAACCTTGTAACGCTGCATAGTGAACTACAAGTCTTGGCTCTTGTTGACTGTAATCAAAACAACCCCACTTACAATTCTCCTCTGGTATAAATAAACTTCTGATCCGTGGTCCAAGATCTTTGTTTCTTGCAGGTATCTGCTGTAAGTTTGGATTGTTCATACTAAATCTACCGGTGACCGTACCACCACTGTCACCACGTAACTGGTTTATTTCTGCGTGTATTCTACCTTTGTGTGAATATTTAAGTATTGTATCTATAAAAGTTGTATGTGCTTTGTTTATCTCTCTTGCTTTTGCTATAGCTTGTACAATCTTATGTGGATGATTAGCTAAAAAGTTTTTAGTAAAGCTTGGTGCTTGTGTCTTTGCTGTTCTATCGTATGGCAAACCAAGTTTATCAAATACTTTTGCAATAGATCTTGCAGCCCAGATCTGTACCTCTTGTCCTGTTTCTGCATATACACCACCAAGTAATCTCTTTTCTTCTTCAACCATTCTTTGTTTTTCAATAGCTGCTTTATCTTGGTCTACACGTACACCTAAGAATCTCATATCAACTAATACAGGAAACAGTTTAGTTTCCATCTCAAAGATATTTTCAATATCTTGGTGCATTATTTCTTTTTTAAACTCCTGCCATAGCTCCAATGTAAGTTGGGCGTCACGCTCTGCGTAAGATCCAACGTACATAGCTGGCAGCTTATACATCTCTGCTTTTGGATCTACACCCCAAGACTTTGCAGCTTCGTATAGTGCAGACTCGTCTTTACCTTTACCAAGATAATCTCTTGATATACCATTTAAATCATACCTGTATCTATTTTCATCGATAAGAGATGCAGCTATCATTGTATCTACGATTTGACCTTGAATTTGTATACCTAGTGATCTTAACCAACACACGTCATACATTGCATTGTGAAATATTTTTGTAGAGTCTGATCGCATTTGATCTTGAAACCAATTAAGAACCATCTTACGATCCATGTTACCACCACCTTCGTGTGCTATTGGATAGTATGCACACCAATCGTGTGTAGCTAACGATATACCTACAACGTCACCAACCTTTACAACAGAACCAGACCCCATTCTTTCGTTTAAGTTTGGATCTTTTGTTTCTAAGTCTATGGCTATCTCATCATACTTTCTTAAATCAGGAAAGTCTGTTGGTGGTATCCACTCTGTTTGTGGTTTAAAAAGAGGCGTTTTCATTTTCCTCTTTCCATTTTTTATATCCATCTACCCAGTTTTCTAATTGCTCTGGTGTAGCATCTTGTAATTTCTTTTTCTCTAATTCACAGTAGTGTATTATCTTATCAAGATCTTCCACACCGTTCTTGTGCATGTATCTACACACATACTTTATAACACAGCCCTGGAAGAACGTGAGATTATTTTTTGAAATAAACTCGTACGGCTGAATGTCAAAGTACATGTAGTGGGATCCACCTATTTGTTTATTTTGTGGTTTGTCTTCATCAAACATATTTACGTCTGTCATATTTTATATCCTTTATAAATGTCTTTTGGTCTGATGATATGTAAATGATTTTTTGTTCTAGTTGCACCAACATAGAATAATCTATTTTCATCATCAGGATTTTGTTCGTAGTTTCTTTGTGTGTTTCTAGATAGATCAGTCAAGAGAACTACGTTTTCTTGTTCACCACCTTTAACTCCGTGTATTGTAGACAGAGTAATTCTTGGAGCAGAGTTTAACTTCTCACCGTTTTCCCTCATTCTTCTTATATATCTAACTTTCTTCTGTGGCGCATTATCAAAAGCATTATACCATACATCATTTGTTTTCAACCACATTCTTTCTAGTAAACCTTGCATAGTATGTCTTGCGTCTTTGTCCATGTACTTCAAACAATTTTTTTCAAAATGTTTTGGTGACATGTAAGATGATATCCTACTAATTTGGTCGTAATTAATATCCACACCTTTACGTAAATTTTCCCAGTCATTTACTGCAGTGTACAAATCTTGTTCTTTGTTTGTTTTAAACTTGTTCTCGTAATACAACCCTTGTGAATATAACTTATCTTCTAGATCATTTAACATAAATCTAGTTCTAGCTAACACTAGCCAATTACCTTTCTTCATGTTAACTTGTTCAAAGTCATCGTAATATGAAAGTAATCCTCTTTGTGTTTTTGGTCTCCACTCTTTTGGTAGTCGGTTTTGTATCTTATTTACTATGCGTGATGCCACATCATGAACTACCTGCGGTATTCGGTATGACTGTGTCAACTGCATTATCTTTCCCGTTTGTGTTATAAAACTATCTACATCTGCACCAGCCCATCTAAATATAGCTTGATCATCATCACCAGCAATAAAAGTATCCCCTGTTTTATCCCATATTGACCTTGCCATATCCCACTGGGATAATGATAGGTCCTGCGCTTCATCTATAAAAACTACATCAAATCGTGGTGATCGGTCTGCTTTTATAAATTCTGTAATCATGTCTGCAAAATCAATTAAGTTATAATCTTTCTTGTATTGATTTAAATCATGTACAAACTGTTTAAGTTGTTTAACTGTTATATCTTGTGTGTGTTCTTTTAAATTATATTGTTGTTCTGGTGTGATACCTCGTAATTTAGCTAATTGCACAATACGTAATAAATCACTTTTAGTTGTAAATAGTCCTGTGTGTTCGTTATCATATTCATGATAATCTACTATTAAATTCATCTTTCTACCTAAATCTTCATAGTGTCTACGTTGCATAACTTCATCTTTTTTAATACCTAGTCTTCTAAATGCCAAAGAGTGCAGTGTTCTAAAATATGGTAGATCATCTTCTGATAAATTAAATTTAGACATAGCTCTGTCTCTTGCTTCGTAAGCAGCTTTCTGTGTAAAAGAAAAATATCCTATCTTGTCTGGATCTGTTTGTTTTAAATATTTATCCACTTCGTTTAATAAAGTGGTAGTTTTCCCTGTGCCTGGTGGTCCTAATACAATCGTTTTCATAATAAATGTGTCATTAAAATAGTGGCTATACAGATTACTGTAATAACTGATATATCACTTTTGAATGATGGTCTTCTTCTCAAAATGCATCCTCCTTTCTAAATACTCTCTCTTTTACCTTCATGTCTTCTTTTTCAAATTCTTGTACTTTTATAATAGATAGTTTCTTTTTACCTATATTCATTCTTACAACTTCGCAACCACAATGTTCTGTAAGTAAAAAGTTTGTTACGTCATACTTCTCTGACCATTTATGTCTGTGTAAAAATTTATGATAAAATTCACCAAAGATAAAGTGATGATAACCACCTTTGTTCCATACGTTACCAGACTCCATATCTTCTTTTGTTGCACCTTCTGCAGTTCTACTTGTGCAATAGTTTTCAAGATGTTGTGATAGTTGATCTTTTTTAGATGCACCCTCTGGTGCCTCCACGAGTTCTGGATTAGCCATCAAAGATGTGACCATGATGTCATAATCTTTTGGTTTTAATTTTGGTGGGTACTTGTGTATTTGATTCATACACGCTCTTATAAATAGTCTTTGCTCTTGTAGTTCTTCTGCTTTTATTTCTACTCTTTCACCATCTACATTGAGTCTGTATAATGGTGGATCTAATTTTACAATCTGTAAATCAGATAGTTGTGGAAATAGTAGTTGCGTGCCAATACCAAACTTTCTAGTCTTGCATAATTGTTTATCACAATGATTACACATTGGTTCCTCGTTACATTTAAAACCATAATCTTTATTATCTTTCTTTTTTCTTTCTATAATATCATCTGTAAGCGGTGTTGAAAAATATCTGTGATTAAATGTGCTAAGTTTATTACGCCATTCTTCTGGCCATTTTTTCTTTGCATACACCATGTATTGAAACAATACTCTATCTCTACCATCTGTAAGTTTCTCTCTTGTTAATGATTCAAGACAAGGTGGGCCATCATCAAACTCTGATGGTGGTCTTTGTATTTTTAAATCTTGTAATTGTTGTGGAGAAATCTGTATTAAGTTTTGTAAAAAATCCGACAGTGTAACAGCATTGCCTTTAGAATCATAGGCATATCTTGTTGTATTTTTAAAATTAAAGTATGGTAAGTTTAAAAAATTTCCTGTATCATCTTGCGATTTTAATTCAATCTGTTTTGGAAATACCTCAGCATTACCAAATCCAAGTATAGCACTAATCGACATAAGTTTATCTCGCATTAGTTTTGCAGGCACAAGATCTGTTGTAAATAAAAATATATGTGCACCACCACTTTTAGATCTACATGTTACTAGTGGTAGTTTGTATGTATTTATCTTTCTAATTATTTCTTTGTGATCAAGAGTGTATTTGTCTACATCAATACATCCCCATCTACATTTGTTATCTTCGTTGATTGGTATGATACCAAGACTAGGTTCAATACCATTTAAATGATTTTGCCAAAGTTCTTCTGTAACTGGTTCTCGTTTTACAAACGACTTACCTTTGACTTTGAGTCCATCGGCACCCTTCTTGTCCACATAGGTGCAACCATGTGCTCGCATTAATCCTGTAAATATCTGTCTAAATCTTTCCATAATTATTTTGCGAGGCCGGATCCAGTCTCCCATCACCGGCCTCTAGGTCCTCCCAATGGAAGTCTTTAGTACGGTGAATCGGATTTGGATTCTTGTTCGCCGTGTTTTACATTAACATCACCCTTTGAAACATTTGCTCCAAAGTCTTTTGCTATCTTGTAAATACCAGCGTCTTCAATAGGTCCAACTCTAGACACATCCCAGCCAAACCATGTGCCTTTGTCATTCGACTGTTGCACAGTTTTTAACTTATAAATATGGCTATATGTTGGCGGTGTGAACATACCATTTTTACCCTGCATCTTTAAACCCATCATCATTGAGTTCCATTTTCTACTCACTTTTAGTTGAGTAGCTTTCATAGATATCAATGCTGTTGTTGGATTGTCACCGAGTACAACTACGAAATGACTAGCTGTGTTCTCAAGATAGTTACCATTTGCTAATCTATCTTTGTTAAACTTGTCTCTTGTAGTTGACGGTAAGTCATCTCCAGCTTCATATATTTTTACTGGAGCACCTTGACTCTCACCTCTGTCTTGCCATTCAATGTGCTGTCTTTTGTAGTGCACTGGCACGACATCTATCCCCTTTACGCCATCATAAATCTCGTTTGTCACGGTATTTATAATCATGCCAGGTTCTGCCCCCTCGACATGTTTAGCGTCCCTCTTATTACACTCAGGGGATAATTGGCCAAGAACTTTTAAGAACGGCAACGCAAGATCTTCTTGCGTCATGTTCAAACCTTGACCCGCATCAGCCTCGAACATATTCGCGCTGATCTCGTTTCTCTTCTTTGCTTGTACTTCACTCATGTTTATTGTTTCCTCTTTATTGTTGTTTTATTTCCAACAAAAATGTTGAAAAGTTCCGTTGGCATTTCTTTACCTGCCTCAAGACGCTCACGGACTAGCGCTTTTAGAGTCATAGGTTCGACCTTCAGCTTTTGCTGAGGTTCGAGACCCTGACCCTTTGCAAGTTCGGCATAATCAGCCGCCTTGTTATCCTCGTTACGACCGAACGATACGGATATCTCATTTTTGATTATATCGCCCAGGCCATTCTCACGAAGCCAGTTAAACGCCTCTTCTTTATTAGCTTGTGTAATAGTGGCGCTGTAATTTGTTTTAACTTCTACAGAAGATCCGTCCTGTAGTTTTAGATATGATAGACCCATTTCAGACAACATCGTAGGTATGACCTCACCTGATAAATGTTCTATATCTTTTTTCTTTTGTTTTATTGCATCTTCTTGTTCTTGTAGCTCTAACTGTGATGCCTGCAGTTCTTTTATTTTGTCCGCAAGTTTATTTATATTGGTTGTTTTATCCAATACTTGTTCTTGATCCTTTTCAAAATCAATCGTCATTCTTTGCTCCTGTTCCGTACAAATCAATCTCTATTGGATAGTATCTTTTCTCTTGTCTATCCCACTTCAAGAGATTGTATCTGCCATTTGTAATGTCCGATACTAAACTGCAGACAACACCTATTATAGCAGGATCTCCTGTTAATAACAAGTAGTCTGTTGGTTTAAAATCTTTCACTAAGTTTTTTAATTTAAAAATAAGTGGACCAGGTGAAAAAATCATTTGTGATCTTTCATCTAATAAAAATTTTAACTTACCGTATTCTGCTGCACCCATAATATTAAATTTAGGACGGCCCTCTCTTGTGCCTGCAATTTCTTGCACAACGTAAACAGTAGGTTTAGATATTTTTATATCTTTGTAATCCATACTTTCTTTTTCTTTCATGCTTGACTTATTAGCAAAATCCTATATACAAGTCAATAGAAAGATGAAATATAAATTTAAAAAGAAGCCGTATGCGCATCAGTTAACTGCTTTGGAAAAATCTTGGAATAGAGATACGTTCGCATATTTTATGGAAATGGGGACTGGCAAAACA